GGTTTCATATTTTTATTCCTCTATTTAAAATGGGGATAATGCTGACCATCATGCGACCCAGAGAGTGCCGCTGAAATCTTTTGGCGGGTCTCGGGCGTGTGCTTGGTGGGGCCAAGAAATTTCTGGACAGCTATGGATTTATTAAAGTTGTTGGGGTTGTGAATAACGTCTTCGAATATCTGCAAAGTTGTTTCAGCTAAAGAAAGGCTATTACGGTCGCCGCAAAGCATCAGCACATCAAAGTTAAACAGATCCGCATAGTTTGGCCCTGCCGCTTCTATCTCGGCCTTGAGGACTTTCGAGCTGCTCATATAATAGGGCCACGGGTTGCTTTTTGTGTGAAAGCTTTTCTGACCTATGTAGTCTTTTTTGTCAGCTACTCGCGTAATCCGGTACACAAATCCGTAAGGTTTTTCTAAAGTCGTTTCCAGACATTGCCCAAAAGTCCAATGGGTACAGGTCGTTTTTATTACGTCTAATGAAAGCAAGGTTGGCGGTTTCGTTGTACGCCGCTTGCGTGTTATCGGTTTTGTTGTTTTCAAGCCAAATCTCCTTGGTCTTTTTAAAATTCTCCTCTAATCCATGGAAGGGGTTAATGATGCCAGCAGTTTTAACCGGCCCCCAGCCGTTAAGGCCTTTTATGCCGTCTACACTATCGCCCATGACAAACTGCTGTAGCATAAAAGTATACGCCCGTCTTTCGCCTACCTTGTCGATTTGGTGGCTTCTCAAGTTGTAGAATAAGCCCGGATAGGTTTTTAAATCCTTATCCACCGTGGCAATAATCCACGGCTTCCCTTGCTCGTCTAGCTCCGCCGCCCGAATCAGCAAATAATCATCGGCTTCCCCTGCGGGAGACCCTCGGGAATTGTCCCACGTTACCACCGCGGCTTTCAGCTCCGACATAAACGGCGGCGACTCTTTGCCCTTTCGGTTGGATTTATAAACGGGGTACAGATTTTTCCTGAAGTTCTCCCCGTCAGACGATAAAAAGATTTCCACAGTATCCGCAAAACAAGCATCTTTTGTGTCTTCTATAATATCGTTGTAATGGTTGATAGCCGACTCTAGCGTTGCTTTTTCATTTCTCCATAGAGCCAGATAAAGAACCACATCTCCGTCAATGAGTACGTGCATACGGCGGCGCCTCTTCTTCCTCTGTTTCAACGGTAAGCGATCCGTCAAGAGTCCACCCACAAGCTCTAATGAACGTCTCACAAAATTCTAGCATCTCGGGGAGCGTTGCATCTCTCTCATGCAAAACGTGGGTCACGCTAATATCGGGTGAGCTGCCAATTTCACACTCATAAGGGTATTGGCTTAAAACTATATATGGTTTTTGCATTTGGGTTTTCTCCTATTTAGATTGATCAACAAGTTCTTTAACGAATACGCCGTTTTCCATGCGGCCTTTGCGGTGCTCAATGTCTCCGTAGGCGTGGCTAAAACACTCTGTAAGCGTGAGGCCGTTGCGGGTGGCAATGTTACATAGCACAACCATTATGTCTCCTATGGAATCTACGGGGCTTTGTGCAAACTGGAGTTCCATGCGCAATTCTTCAACTTCTTCCAAAAGCTTCCCCTCGAATTGCTGAATATCGCTGCTGCCCTCAATGAGGTTTCGAGCGTAATGCCATGAAATCACATCTTTTTCTACTGCTTCAAAATTCATATTATTCCCCTATTTAGTTAGTGAACATCATACCAAGAATTGCCGACCTGAGCCGTTCCGCCCATGGCGATATTCAAGCTATACTTTTCGGCTACGTATGGCCCTAAACAATACTCCAGGATTTCACCTACCCGCTGAGTATCCTTGTCGGCTACGTCACAATTGATTTCATCGTGGTAAAACGCTATAACCTTGGCGTCTAACCCTTCTGCCTTAATCATCCTTACCGCTTCAACACAAGCAGCCTTGCACGTTACCGCCTCGAATCCCTGAAGGAGTGCGTTAAAGGCTTTATGGTCTTCGCAGTATATCCGGCGACCATCTAGGCCATAGATAAACCCACGGCTAAAGGTGTGGCGGTTGACCATCCACTGATATTTTAAATTATCAATGGCGGGCTTTAGTCCCTCGTAAGCGCTTTCCATCTTCGCCCGTAACGCTGGGCCGTCCCCTTTCATGCCTGCGGTTTCGCCTAGTTTATTATCACCAGCGCCAAAGATTAGGGCATAAGTTAGGTTTTTAACTACAGGCCGAGAAACGCCTACAATGTTCGCTGTGCGTGTATGGATGTCTGTACCGTCATCGTTTGAGCCACTGACAATAGCCTTGCTCACCTCGGGGTTATTCACATAATGAGCCATCCCGCGGAGCTGGTTGCCGTCAGAGTCAGCCGCTACAATTGAGCGACCCGCCGCCGAGTGGAATAAGCTTCGAATCTCTTTACCTAAGACAGCATAGGCGCCGGGGACGTTAACAATGCCAGCATGGCGACAACGGTAGGTGTTTGTACCCACTGTAAACGCCCTACACGACAGGTGGCCGTCTTCCCGTATGTTCTTAAAGATACCAGTGATAAAGCCCCTACGGGATCGTAAGACCCGCCAGTGTGCCACGGATTTCCCTAGGTCTCCTTTGATACTGTCGTAGCTGTCTTCGGTAAGCTTGGGGGACTTCTTGAAAAACTTACCTTCCTCAGTGCGTCCCCAATTCCACTCGGTCGGCACCCACCCGTTTTCCAACAGTAGATTAATGACCGCTTCGTTATTGCCGAGCTTCATATCTACAATACGGAAACGCTGATAAGGGCTGATAACTTCACGGTCTCCGAACCAGTCGCGGGTAACCCTATCCCACGCACCGCTTAAAAGGCGCTTGGCTTCTCGGGGTTCTTTGTCGAGATAAACCTTTTGAGGCTTGAGCAGTGGTTCAACTTCAAGCTCTATTTTGGCCATCTCGACTTCAATATAAGCCAAAAGCTTCTTAGCTGCCACCGTGTCAATTAGCCAGCCGTTAGCCTCCTGCTCTGCCATTGCCAGCGCCAGATCGTGTTCTAGCTTTATAGCTTGGCCGTAGTTGGGGGAGGCTGCAACAATCGCTTTTATTTCTTGCATCATATAGCGGTACATTTTTACGTTAATTGATACGTCAGATATACAGCGCTCCCGCATTTCAATAGAATACTCCAGCCAGCTCGGGTCTTCGTGCTTCTCTTCGCCTCCTAGAAATTGACTCCAAACCTTCATGTTATGCTTACCTGCAAACTTATTTTTTACTAGGTGGTCAAACTGTGGGCGCTCAAAGTCGTTCATCTGTGATAGTAGCATTGTATCTACCAGCTTTTGAGATTTGATAGGCTGCCAGTTGCAAAGCTTTTTTAGTACGGGTAAATCATAAGAAATTATATTGTGGCCTATAAGTACATCAGCCGAGCGAAGGTAAGCCAGCCCCTCAAAAAGAGAGGGGTAGCCGTCCTCGTGATCAGTAAAGAAGCATTTATTACCGTCAAGGTCTTCTGTGGCAATCATCCAGATAATGTCTGGGTTTAACCCGTTGGTCTCTGCGTCAAATATTACCTTTAATGGTTTCATAAATACTATCTCCGTTGCGGTTACTTTTTAGGTTTGTTTTTCTTTTTCTTTAGGTCTCTCAAAAACTTGTTGTCGTCGGCTTTACTCATTTGAATCACCTCTTTAAGCTTATTTGTAGTTTTGGCTGTCGATAAACGCGGAGACCAGCACGGCCCCCACGATCATAAGCGCAATATCAATAAGCATCGTCTTGGTCTGTGCTAGTATCGTCAGCGTCAAACGCCTCAAAGCCTTCAAGAATTGCGCTGCCTGCTGCTTTGTATTCGACCAGCTTTGTGATCTGCACGGCATCCAACCGAACACCTACGCCCTGTCGACCGTTAAAATCATAATCAAAGGTTCTCACCTTAACATTACCCACGGAGCCATTTCCGATAACTGAAACATCTTCAAGCGGCATTAAATCAGTACCCACAACAGGTACGGGCTTATTAGGCTGGCCGTTTTTCTGCTCGCATAGCTTTTTGACGTTAATCTTGAACATTAAACCGGTGTCGTCACTGTCAGGCTTTGGGGTAAGTCCTTCTGCCTTCCACTCTTCGGCTTGTGACTTGTCTCTAGTAATAGCTTGCAGGTTCCATTGTGGGGTTGCTTTATCAAAACCTCCATCTGGGTTTTCTGGTTCAAGGTGTGCCCACATAATTTCAACATTTTTTAAGATCATTCTTTATTTCTCCTGTTTGGTTTTATAATCGTTTATTAGCATATCAATATAATCTCTAGCTTTGAGCAGATCTTCTACGCCGTTTTTGTTGGTGTGTCGAAACACGTATTTAATGACGTTGGCCTCTCTGAAAGGGATTTCGTTTGATGTGATAAATTCTATTGGCTGGATTCCGCCTTCTTTAATGTAATGCGTCCCGCCTATCTGAGTCTTTCGGGTTTCCCCAAAGTCTCGGCAGTATTTAACTTTCTCTTCGTTTACCCCGTAGATATTTTCTAGGGTCTTTTTGGTTGCCGCGTCCCACTCTGCGGGCGTAGCTTCATCTAATACGCTCATGGTTTGCCCTCGTCATCT